TTAATCGCACAATCAGTATTGGAAACTGGATGGGAGTCAAGTAGATTTGCCAACGAACGTAATCATCTAATTGGTATTCGTACATTTAGTAAAGATAGTAAATGGTTATTACCAGTAACCTGGGATCAAAACAAATGGATTGGTTGGGGTGTAAAAGTTTATGAAAATAAATGTGATAGTGTAAAAGATTATGTAAGAATATTAAACACAGTATTTGCCTATGAAAAATTTAGACAGTTAAGAGATCAAAATGCTGATGTTTATGAATTAGTTGATACACTAGACAAATATGCTACAAAACCAACATATAGAGATTTGGTTAAGAAAGTAATTAAATACAATATTAAGGGGGTTTATGAACTATAAAACATACTGGAAAAGAGTAAATGCACTAGAACGAGCATATAATACGGCACCAAAAGATATGAAATATATTTGGTTTCATAAACTATATGCTATGATGTTATTAATCGAACAATATTAAGGGGTTGACAATGAGTAAATTTAATGATATAATTATATTAGTTTTTGCAGGATTATTTTTAGTTTTAATCTGGCAAGTTAATAAATTAAATGAGATTAAAGAAGATAAAACAATAATTCAATTTAAAATTGATATAAAAGAAATAGATGAAACACTATCAGAAATTACTGATAGTTTAGATAGAACCATAGAACATTTAAAACAACAAGAAACACAATGAATATATTTTTTTTACACAGAGATCCAGAACAAGCAGCAAAAGAACATGTCGATAAACATGTAGTAAAAATGATTGTTGAATATGCTCAATTATTATCTACAGCCCAAAGAATGTTAGATGGTGTTGAGTGGATAGATTATGGTAAAAATAATAGAAAAATAAAAAGATATAAACTAGAAAATCCAAATGCAGATAAAATTATTTACAAGGCATGTCATTACAACCATCCTTCAGCAGTTTGGGTACGAGAAAGTAAACTACACTATCAATGGTTATATAGATTATTTAAAAAACTAGGTCATGAATATACACACAGATATGGAAAGGTACACTCTACTAACTTATTATTAAATCAGTTATTAGAATCACCACCAGAAAATATACCTAATATTGATTGGAAAGATCCACCACCTGCAATGAAACATTATCCAGATTGTATTGTGCCAGGTGATTCATTACAATCATATAAAAATTACTATATAGTTGCAAAGGCTTATTTTGCTAAATGGTCTAAACGAGAAACACCAAAATGGTTTCAAGAAGGTATTGAACAAATGCAGACACCAATAGGTTATCAATGATTACAAATATATTATTAGGATTTATATTAATAGATTTATTGTTTATTACACTAATGTTATATGCAATAGGGGAGAAACTAAGTGACAAAAAAGAGTAAAAGACAATTTAGAAAAGACGAACCACCTATTCCTTTTCATTTTAAATTTTATCTCATCTATTGGGAAGATATACAAAGTGATAGTGGTTGGCGTGATTTAAAAGATATACAAGAATCAAAACCTGCGATCTGTGTATCAACAGGTTGGTTAGTTAGAAAAGATAAAAAGGTACATATTCTGATGTCAGATTATAATTATGATGACAAAGGTGAATTAGCAGATGGTGGTTGTTCTACTGTTATACCTACAAAGAATGTAATTAGAAAATATGAAATCGAAGGATTATGAGAGATTTCCTACAGCAGATGAAAGATGGCCAAGGCGTGGTGAGAAATTACCAGAAAAAAATGTTAAAGAAAAAAATACTATGATTAAATTTGTACACGATAGTTGGGAAGGTATAATGAACATGGATAGAAATCCATTAAGACATATACCAGACTTACAAGTCAGACATTTAACACTACAATTATTAGCATGGATGTGGTGTATTACATTTAGTTTATTGGTAGGCAGTTGGACTGTATTTGGTTATACAGCAATTGCTCACTTTGTATTCATACTTGCTATTATAATAACAGTTGGTGTATTTAAAGCGGCAGAGAAAAGAAAGTTTTACCATCATGGTGGTCAATTTAAATACGAAGAAACCGCAGGAAAGTATGAGGACATTTGGTAGACGAAAAAGAAAAGACAAAATGGTTTCATGAAGAATGGGCAAAAGAAGAAGAATTATTAAAACTAGGTTTAAAAGTTTCTAGAAGAAACAAAGAGGAAAGATTTAATAAAGCACCTGCAAGAGAACTTGTGGATCAAATAGAGGGTAGAGTAAAAAATGAAGGAAGTATTAGTAAATCAGAAACAGATTAGTTGTGGTGAACAAGATGACCACCCTTTAGTGTATTATACTATTGGTAAAGAAGGATTTGTTGTTTGTGGTTATTGTAATACGAAATACATATACACAGATTCAACCTGGTGGAGGGATAAAAAATAAATGCCAACATATAGATTTTTTAATAGTAATACAAAAACAGAATTTGAGGATTATATGACAATTGCTCAAATGGAAAAATTTACAAAGAAAAAACACATAACACTATTACCACCAACACAGATGAATATTGTAGGTAGTGTGGGTCAAATAGATAGTAAAACAGACAGTGGTTGGAAAGATCATTTAAATAGAATTGCAGAAAAACATCCTACAAGTCCATTGGGTGAAAGATATAGAAGACAGGGTATAAAAGAAGCAAAGACTAGACAGACTTTAGCGAAGCATAGAGCCAGAGCGAAAGGAAAAATATAAATAATAGTAGATAGGCAACAGCGCCAACAGTAGGTATATCATATCTGATTAACAGAATCCGAGGTGTAAGCTGAGTTGCCACTCATTAAAACGGTGAAAAAATTATGGTAAGTAAAAAAAAATTAAATATATCGTCAAACGAATTAAACACGATAAAACCAATAACCGATAATCAAAAAGAAGTATTTGCTTCTTATGAAAAAGGTCAGAACCTTTTTCTTTATGGTGTGGCAGGAACAGGTAAAACTTTTGTTGCTTTATATAATGCATTAAAAGATGTGTTGGATCCTAAATCACCACGAGAACGAGTTTACATTGTTCGCTCATTATTACCAACAAGAGACATAGGTTTCTTACCTGGTGATGAGGAGGACAAATCATATCTGTATCAAGTACCATATCAAAACATGGTACGATTTATGTTTCAACGAGGCTCAGATGCTGAGTTTGATAGATTATATACAGATTTAAGAAATCAAGGAACAGTTGATTTTTTATCAACAAGTTTTTTAAGAGGTATTACAATTGACAATGGTGTAATTATTGTTGACGAATGCCAGAACCTAAACTTTCATGAGTTAGATACTATCATGACAAGAGTAGGTCAGAATACACGAATAATATTTGCTGGAGATATTCAGCAAACAGACTTAACAAAAACAAATGATAGAAACGGTATATTAGATTTTGTTAATATCATGCAGGCAATGAAAGAGATTGATTGTATAGAATTTGATCTAGGTGACATTGTAAGAAGTGGCATGTTAAAAAGTTATCTAATAGAAAAAATAAAGATGGGATTACACTACAATGAGTAATAAATTTTCAGATGCATTAGAAGTCATATTACACCACGAAGGTGGATATGTAAATCATCCAAAAGATCCAGGCGGTGAAACAAACCTTGGTGTCACTAAACGAGTTTACGAAGACTTTGGTGGTGAAAAAGAAATGAAAGATTTAATAAAAGAAGATGTTGAACCAATATATAAAAAGAATTATTGGGACAGAGTAAAAGGTGATGATCTACCAGAAGGTTTAGATTTATGTATCTTTGACTTTGCTGTTAATGCTGGTCCTGGTCGTGCTGCAAAATTTATACAACGATTAGTTAAAACCACAGTTGATGGTGGCATAGGTCCTAATACTCTTAAATGTATTAACAATCATGTGGAACAATATGGTATTGAAACCACAGTAGAACAATATCAATCTGAAAGACATAACTATTATCAAAGTTTATCTACATTTGAAACCTTTGGTAGAGGTTGGACCAGACGAGTTGATGAAGTGACAGAAAAGGCCAAAACGTGGATCTCTTAATACAAGTATTATTAATGATGTGTGGTGCATTTTATCTTGGCATGAAATATGGTAAACATAATGCCCACAAAGAATTTAATAGATTTATACAAATACTACAAAAAAATACTGATATGAAACTAAAAGACGAACAACCCGACCCATTCTTTACTAAAAAATAACCCTTGACTTTTTAGTCAAGACCTGATATAATACAATAATATACAAATACAAGTGAGCATATAATGAGAATAATTACACACAATCCACCCACCCAAGAATTACCTCCACTCAAAGCCAAGAATGTTAATGGCAAAAGATTTTACGAACATCAAGAAACAAAAGACGTTTATCCATCTATTACCTCTGTACTATCAATTCGACAAAAAGAAGGATTGTTAGAATGGCGAAAGAAAGTAGGTGAACAAGTTGCAAATCATGTAATGATACAAGCAGCCAATCGTGGTACGGCATTGCATAATATGGTTGAAGATTATCTAAACAATATAGACTTAGATGAAGTTGAAAAATATAAAAAACAATTCTTACCTAGAATGATGTTTAACGTACTGAAAAAAAACTGTTTGATAGATATAAATAATATTAGATTACAAGAGGCCCAAATGTATTCCTCAGACTACACAGTGGCAGGTCGTTGTGATTGCATTGCAAATTATGAAGGTGTACCATCAATCATAGATTTTAAAACTTCTACAAGAGAAAAGAATGAAGACTGGATTGAAAACTATTTTATTCAAGGTAGTGCTTATGCCGAAATGTATAAAGAACATTTTGGTGAAGATATTGAACAAGTTGTCATACTAATAGTGACAGAGGAAGGCACAACACAAGTGTTTAAGAAAAACAAAAAAGATTATCTACCTAAACTTAAAGAGGCAGTAGAGAATTTTTACAAATGGATAGAGAAAAATAATGTCAATTAGATTATATAGATTAACAACAGGTGAAGACGTTGTAGGCGCACCTCAAGAAAAAGAAAACACAACAACACATACAGCAATTAAGAAACCTTTTGTGTTAATTCCAATGCAAGGTAAACCTGGTGAGAATGTAAGAATAGGTTTTCAACCATATATTCCATATACAGAAGATGAAATCATAATGATTAAAAATGATAATATAATTTGTAATACCACACCCGGTGAAAACATACTTAAAGCATATGAAACAAACACTACAAATTTAGTAAAACCTGATACAAAGTTAATAATGTAATGAGAAAAATTAGCATATTACTTATTACAATATTATTTGTTAGTTGTACATTTAAAATTAAAGCAGATGAACATGAGGGATTTATGGATAATACTTTTCAAACAATACCTGTACCTACATTTTGTGGTGCTACTGTAAAAGTTTTATATCAGATAATGAATACTTTTAAAATGAGATATGTAATGAGTGGTGAGGTAAGAACAGGCGGTCTTCCTGATGGCACTATGATAGGTGCAACATCTTTTTGGTATAATGAAAAAACTAATAAGGGCATATATGCTATGACAATGCAAGACACAGGTTTAACATGTATGTTGGCATACGGTATAAACATTAAATTTGAAGAGGATATGATGTTAGATATTATTAATGAGGAAATGAAATAATGGCAAAACAAAGTGAGGCGTTTTATCGTCTATTAGATAATATGAAAGAAGTACATGATATGAAACGTCATGATTATGCTTCAAAAGAAGATGTATTTAAAAATTTTAGAACATGTGAAATGGCCGGCATACCTGCATGGAAAGGTTGTGCTATAAGAATAGGTGATAAGTTTAGTCGCCTGATGTCGTTTGTTAAACAAGAAGAACTAAAAGTAAAAGACGAGAGCATAAGAGACACACTTATTGATATGGCCAATTATGCTATCATTTGTGCTATTCTTTATGATGAAACAAAAGAAAAGGACAATAATGACACCTAAACAATTTGCGTTAGAAGTAGAAAAACGAGCAAGTAAAAAAAGAATATCACACATGGATGCAGTATTGGATTATTGTAAAGAAAAAGAAATAGAACCAGATCAAATAACACATTTAATTAATAGAACACTAAAAGATAAAATTAAAATGAACGCACAGGAATTAAATTTTTTACCAAAAACAGCAACATTACCAGTATGAGTAAAATAAAAGTACCATTTAGATATTATGCAGATAAAAAACATCAAGAATATATCACATTAGAAAATGGTGGATCAGATGGTTATAAAGGTAAATGGTGGGAAAAGATACCAAACAGTAGAGAACTTGGTACAACAAGAAACACAGTACAATACTCTTATGAGAAAAAATGATTGAAGGATATGAGGCATACAAGAAATACCTTAGTATTAAATTACATTTTACAAAAGATGAATACGATTACTTTAAATATAATGGTGAAATTAATGCTAAGTACGAGACGTTTATACAGCGTAATGATAGATACTTTTTTGTTAAGGTTGCAAGAAAATACGGTGATCGTATTACTGATTATTTCGTTAGTAATTTCATCAATAATAAATCGCCTTATATAAAAGATATGAATAATGATGTCTATTTGGATAGACAAAAAAGAATTGATGGTCTGGCATACTATTTTGAAAGAGACATGGAACAGCTGTTAAGAAAAAGTGAAAAGAATTTTAATAAAATATTTAAAGTTGTTAGAGGGCAACACCCAATATTAATCAAAACATATTTGGCAAAAAGAGTATCATTAGAAACATTGTGTATTCTCAATGATCTATTAAACTACACTAAAAATTTTAGTAAAGTAATACGGGACGATATTATATGGCCGACATTGAAATTGAAGATAGAAAAGTATGGACCTTTCATGATATACAACAAAGAAAGAATGAAATTAATATTAAGAAAAATGGTATGACAGAAAATTTATTTGTATTGGGCAATGGCGAAAGTCGTAAAAATATTGACATAGAACTACTAAAAACCCAAGGTAAAGTATGGGGTTGTAATGCTTTATACAGAGAACACAATGTTGATGGTTTAATTGCAGTTGATCCTATGATGACACATGAAATATATCGTAGTGGTTATTGTGATGAAAACAAAGTTTATTTTAGAGATTGGGAAGACATGCCAGCAGATCAATATGAGATGATGAGAGATGCACAATCTTTAAATATGAAAACACCTAACATTAGAGAATGGAAAAGTAATCCTGATGGTTATTATGCAGGTTTTGTTATACATGGTCAATCGACAGTAAACAAAGATAGAGATACAGATCGTTGGAAAGGTGATGGCTTTGAAAATGTTTATATTACTTGGACATATGGTTTAGCAGATCAAAATATTACACAATTAAAAGATGTTATGAATGACTATTATGCATTGGGTGGTTGGGAAGCAGATAATGCTGGTCCTGAGGATCCCGGTTGGTCATCTGGTGCAAGTGCAATGTATATAGCATGTAAAGTAGAGAAACCAAAAACTTGTTATTTAATTGGTATGGATATGTACAGTACAACAGATTTCATAAACAACCTATACAAAGGTACTCATGGTTATTTAAGTGATAATGAAGGTGCCATAACCCCACAGAATTGGGTAGTTCAAATGGGTCGTGTTATGGTAAGATATAAAGATATACAGTTTATAAAGGTTAATCCTGATGAAAGTAATAAAGTATCAGAGAGAATGCCTCAATGGGATAGTTTACCTAATCTATCTTATTTGAAAAAAAGTGAGTTTTATACCAAATTATCCCTTGACTTTTAGTCAAAGATATGGTATAATATAGTTATCATTCAGCAGCAGAGCAAAGGTTCGAAACTTTGTTTCCTTCTGGCTGAACAATGCTTAAGAGGGCATAAGGCAAAGTGGTTAGAGGGTAGTGGGCAAACGCCTCAAGACACTAACTGTTTGTTTATTAGTAGGGACCTATCTTCAACAGAACATGGGACTCTTCCTGAAAAATTGTGGGTATCCTCCCGGTAAATCCCACGAAGGGCTGAGTGATAATTTTTTACAAGCAGAGTGAAAACTTTTATATATAGTAATGTCGCTTATATAGACACTATACAAATACAACGAATACAAAGGAGAATACAATGTCATTCGCAAACTTAAAACAAAGTCGTGGAAACTTCGACAAACTAACTAAAGAGTTAGAAAAAGTTTCAAATCCCCAAACAAATCAAAATTCATCAAGTGATGATAGATTCTGGAAACCAGAACTAGATAAGACTGGTAATGGTTATGCCGTTATTCGTTTTTTACCTGCAGTAGAAGGAGAAGAATTACCTTGGGCAAGAGTTTGGTCTCATGCATTTCAAGGTCCTGGTGGTTGGTACATTGAAAATTCATTAACAACACTAGGTCAAAAAGATCCTGTGAGTGAAGAAAACAGTAAACTATGGAATACTGGTTCTGAAGCTGACAAAGAGATTGCAAGAAAAAGAAAAAGAAAACTATCATATTTTACCAATATGCTTGTAATTTCTGATCCTGCACATCCAGAGAACGAAGGTAAAGTATTCTTATACAAGTTTGGTAAAAAAATCTTTGATAAGATTACAGAAGCAATGAAACCTGAATTTGCAGACGAGAAAGCAATCAACCCATTTGACTTTTGGGAAGGTGCAAACTTCAAGTTAAAAATTAGAAAAGTTGATGGTTATTGGAACTATGATAAATCTGAATTTGAATCAGCATCAAAAGTAAAAGATACTGATGAAGAAATAGAAACATTATGGAAACAACAATTACCATTGAAAGAGTTTTCTGCTACCACAAACTTCAAATCATATGACGACTTGAAAGCCAAGTTTGAAAAAGTTGTTTATGGTACAGGAAAAACCGCAACAGCAGATGAAATAGATATCCCACCTGTAAGTGCTGTTGAGGTACCAGTTAGTGAGCCTAAAGTAGATGAACAACCTTTATCCGAAACTTCCCCTAGTGATGATGAAGACGATACTATGAACTATTTTAGCAAATTAGTCAACGACTAATCTCTCTCCTGTTCACTAGCAAATAGGGTTGTGCCTTAATCCACACGCCGGCGCCCATGGTTAGGCGCCACTTTCTATTATAAATAGTCAGATGGATTTGTTTTTTACTATATTAGTTGATTTTGGATTACCTGTTGCAGCTGCGGTTGTTATGGGTCTTTTCATTTACATTATTCTAAAGTATATACTAGCAGGTGTTGTAGGCCAAGTTGGTACTATAACAATGTTGATATCAGCATTAGATAATAGAATTAAAACTATGAACCACGACATGATAAAATTAGATATACTGATATCAAGCGCCTTACGATTGAGACCTGATTTAGATAGAGTTTCAAGGTCAGACGGAAAAGAAGATGCTAGAAAAGATTAATGGTTGAAGTAGAAGTCACATCACCTATTATAGAAATATTAAATCAATATGGATTTGCTACATTGGCAGCCATTGCAATGGGATATTTTATATATTTCATTTATACTTTTGTTACAACACAAATTATAGAAAAGTTAGACAAGGCACAAACTACAACAATTGCTTTGATTGATAGAATAAGAATGTTGGACAATGATCTTATAAGGTTAAGGTCTAAACTAAACACCGTATTAGAAATGAGAGAAAATGAAGAAAAAGAACAAAGAATCAATAAAAAGCGTGGAAATGCAGGTGGCATATCTTCAGGCACTTAAACCTGCTGGCATCATTCTAGGCCTTGCAATAGTGGTTTCATTTACTGTTGTGGGTCTGATAGACTACTTCCTATTATAAATATTTACATGAAAGCATCAAAAACATTGATGCTGGGTCTATTATGTTATGTGTTTTCGACACCTAGTATCGCAAGTGAATTAGTACAAGAGTTTAGTAATCCATCCTTTTCAGGTAATGGATACTCTACTCATGTTCTATCGCTTGAACAGTTAAGATATAGTAGAGAAAAAAATGTAGAAGATGACGCTAAGTCAGCGGCAGCTGCAGCTAAGCGTGATGAAAATAATACTACAATAAACAAATTTATAAAGAATGTTGAAAGTAGAATTTATGCTAACTTATCTAAACAGTTAGTTGATAATATGTTTGGTACAGAATGTTCTGGTACTTGTCCAACATCTGGAACAGCAGATGTAGAAGGTTCTACAATTTACTGGGTCAAAGATGCATCAACAGAAATAATCACACTAACAATAACATCACCAGATGGTTCGACAACAGTAATGTCAGTACCAGTAGGCGACTTTAAGTTTTAATGGAATTAGGTATACCTCAGATTGCCATTGCGATGGCCTTATTGTGTATGTTAGGTGGTTGTGCATCTACACAGAAACCTGATGGTTTTTATCAAGGTGAAACACCTTTTACTATGGAAACTGATACCATGAAAAGACTAGAGTTGATACCTGAACTAGGACAAGCACAAATTACAGTTGCAGTTTATAGCTTTCCTGATAGAACAGGTCAAAGAAAACCAAATACAAAATTTAGTCAATTATCTACAGCTGTGACACAAGGACCTGAAACATGGGTCATCAATGGTCTTAAAGCAGTAGGTGGTCATAACCCTTGGTTTATAGTTTTAGAAAGACAAGGTTTAGATTCATTAATAAAAGAAAGACAATTAATTAGATCAACAAGAGAATTATATGATGGTGAAAGTGATACAAAGAACGTTTTAAAACCTCTAAAGTTTGCAGGACTTATTATAGAGGGTGGTATTGTAGGATATGATACCAACATTACCTCTGGTGGTGCTGGTGCAAGATATTTTGGTATAGGAGTTAGTGAACAATATCGTACAGACCAAGTGACAGTTTCGATAAGACTTGTTGCAGTACAGACAGGTGAGATATTACTTACCACGTCAGCAACAAAGACTATCGCAAGTTATTCAAGTGGTGGTGATGTATTCAGGTTCCTTGACATGAGTACAAAAGCACTTGAAATAGAAACTGGTGTCGCAACGAATGAGCCAGTTAATTACGCCATAAGAACTACAATAGAGCATGCTATCTTTAATATGATACATGATGGTATTGAAAAAGACTTATGGCAATTTAAAATAGAGGAGTAAAGTAATGTACGCTAAAATAATCACAATACTGATGTTTTTTGCCTTACCGGTAATGGCAAATGATATCTATGTGACACAATCAGGTGCTACGCTCGACCTCGACATTACCCAAGACGGACAAAACAATACAGTAGGTAATAGTACAACATCATCAAGCGTGATTGGTGCTACTACTACAATCGACATTGATCAAGTTGGTAATAGTAATGTTTTGAAGTTTGATGTAAACGGCGCAACCTTTACAGGAACATTTAACGTCACAGGAAGCTCAAACGATATAGATTTCAATTGTGATAGTGCAGGAAATAATTCTTCATGTGCTACTGCCACTGCCTCAATAGTATGGGTAGGTTCTTCAAATGATATAGATATCGACATAGGTGAAACTGCTGACGCTGCTAATGCGACTGTAAGTATAACTGGTGCCTCAGGAAGTGATAGCAACGTGGTTGCTGCTACTATTGACGGTACATCAGCTATATTAACGTTGTCAGTTAACGGTGATACAAATAATTATTTAATTGACATAAATGGTAATGGTGATGTCAACGGACACACCTTAGTTCACAGCCATACTGGTTCCATCGCTGATGTAGATATCACACAAAGTGGTCTCTACGATAACATAATAAATTTGACAACAGTAGGTGATAACCATGATATTGACATATCGCAAGACGATTAAGTGGACAATAATAATATTAATATTATTTTATGCTGGTCCTTCTTGGGCCAGCATAGGAAACGTTGACCAGCTAGAAGGCAACGGTGTTGTTGAAAGAAATAAAGAAGACACCACACTCCAAGAAAAATTAGAAATAGAACAATACGACACAGTAAAAACTGGTAATGGTAAAGTTGGTATATTATTTGTAGATAATACCAGAGTAGATGTCACACAACATAGCAAACTTATTATAGATGAATTTGTATATGATCCTAATAGTGGTACAGGTAAACTTTCACTCAAAGCAAAACTAGGTACAGTAAGATATGCCTCAGGACAGATTGCAAAAAATTCAAGACAAGACGTAAAGATAACAACACCAACAGCAACAATAGGTGTTCGTGGCACAGATTTTTCTATGACAATAGATGAACTAGGTGGTTCTACAATTATATTATTACCAAGTTGTGATATATCAGGTAATTGTTTTGTAGGTGAGATTAGTGTTGAAACAGACGCAGGGTTTATTATAATGGATCAGGCATTCCAAGCAACACAAGTAAATTCACCAGCCAATCCTCCATCACCGCCTATCAAGTTAGATTTAGAATTAGACATGATTAACAACATGTTGATTGTTGCAAAACCAGAACAGTTAGAGGAAGAGAATTATGAAGACAAGTTAAAAGAGGTATCAGACGCATTAGATTTAGACTTCTTACAATTTGATGATTTAGAAGTTGATTATCTAGAGGAAGAAGAAGACTTATATGTCACAGGTTTAGATATTGACTTTCTAGAACAAAACTTTTTAGCAGATATTCTAGCACAAATCAACAAAGAATTAGCAAAGGCAATGAGATCAGAGTTTGATAAACAATCCACAGATGGTATATTTTTAGGTAAAAATCCTGAAACAGGTGTCATTATATTAGATGAAGATCCACAATGGGTATGGATTAGAGAAGACGCTTCGGGTTCATATATTGAATTAAGATTAGATAAAGAGTATGGATATATACTAAATATTATACAAGGGGAGTTTGAAATGTATGACTTCCAATTACAAGGACAAGAAAACCAGATTAATATAGAACAGTATCAATGAAGACATTTAGAGAATTTACAGAGGCACCAAGAATTGCAAGAAAAAAAGGGCAACCTGCTGGTTCAGATAAGCATAGTGACTTATACACAGACGAGAATCCTAAAGGTACGATACAAGGTCTAGGTTTTAAAGATGTTGCAACAGCAAAGGCAAGTGTAAACAAGATTAAAAATTCAGGCAAATCACATGCACATAAAATACAAGCTGCAATTGCAATGGAACAAAGAGCGAAAGTTATGGGGAAAACAGCTGAGGCTGCAGTTTATAGAGCATATATCAATGCAATGAAAAAGAAAACAAAAGAAAAAAATGAAGAAACAGAACCCAATAGCGAAAGACCTACGAACACCTAAATATAGAAAAAGAGTAGTAAAGGATAAAACAAAGTATGATAGGAAAGATTCTAAAAGAAAGTTCACTACTGATATTTCTACTGACATTCATTCTGGTAGTATCAATAGCAACAGCAGAGGCAAATGATTTAGATTTAACCATTGACAATCAAACAACCGGTGGTAGTTTAGATATTGTACAAGATGGTCAAAATAATGATATTGATTTAGACATAGTAAGTATGGATGGATTTATTATAGACATAGATCAAGTAGGTAATAGCAATTCGCTTGATGTAAATGTTGATGGTAGAACAAGTAATGGTTCATCTATGTATTTCAGTCAAACAGGTAATAACAAATCTTATTCAAACACACTATGGTGCGGCCACTCTTTTTGTACCATAACTGTTAATCAAAACTAGTCAAAGGGTGCGACATTTTGGGCCAATTTTGCCCTTGACTTTTCTCTAAAATCGTATATACTAATAAGTATGAAACATAAAGAAAAGTACAAAATTGTGTACAAATCACATGAAGGCGAGTGGTCTTCATGGTCTTTTTACTCACATAAAGAGACAGTTAATTTCAAAAACCTTTTGTTAGATACTTACAAATACTCTGACATTAAGATTTTTCACTATGATTTAGTGAATAACATTGGTCAACCCCAATGTGTCTTTAATGCAGTTGGATTGATTGATTGTCAATCCTTTGTTGCATAAATAATTATGTGAAATATATTAGTCATTGGACAACAGCGTTTATTACGCTGTTTATCTTAACATATATCGGGTTTCAAGATCCTGGTTTTAAAGAAACACTACGTCTAAAATCTTTCGATTATCTTCTTTCAAGTGAAGATAAAACACCTTCCCAAGACATTACAATTATTACAATAGATGAGGCAACCATAGAAAAATATGGTCAATGGCCTTTTCCTCGTGATATTCTAGCAGACTTAATTATCAAACTTAGACAAGCAGAAACAGGTATAATTGTTATGCCTATATTGTTTAGTGAAGAAGATAGATTTGGTCATGATGATTATTTTTGTGATGTGCTAGGATATGGCACAGTTATAGCACAGGTTGGTACAATACAAAAACGACAGTCTAATCCAGTACCAAGAGGTGTTGCAAAGATTGGTAATCCATTAGACTTTTTATATGAGTGGCCAGGTATGGTTGGTCCACATCCACCTCTTGCAGAATGTGCTGCAGGTGTAGGTGTTATCAATACAGCACCAGAGATAGATGGTGTAACTAGACGAGTGCCATTGTTGATGAGAATTGGTGATGAGGTATATCCTAACATGTCAATTGAAACTATAAGAGTGGCAGTAGGTGATCCTAGTTATCAAGTTAAGGCAGATGACTTCGGCGTAACTGCTATGAGAGTACCTGGTTATGATACAATCAATACAGACACAAATGCAAGAATATGGTTAAGATGGAATAAAGAATTTAAAACAATATCAGCTGCGAGTGATGACTTTTCAGAGGCGGCAGGTACAACAGTAATTATTGCCTTGACAGCAGAGGGATTGTCTAGTATAGTAGCAACCCCATTGGGTGAACAATATGATTATGTAATAAGTGCTAACTCACTACAAAC